TTAATGAGGCAACACGCATGCCAGAACCTTGTCGCGGCGATTGAGTGGCGCGCTGCCATATTGGGCTACCCAACGGCCCCCGCCATCGGTCGCGATGACCGTATCGTCTCCGCTAAGCGAACGCCCGCCCGACACGGTGGATTGCTGCACCATGATCTCGCGCGTCGCAAAGCTGAAAAGGCAGGTCGGAAAGGTGCTGAGCATGGCGAAAGCGTGCGGCGAAAGCGCGGCGTCGCTCTACGGACGGCGGCCTATCAAACTACCGTCACCAAGCCGGTGCCGACCGCTGCTGAACCCGTGCCGGCCGAATTGAACCCGCGCACGAAGTAATACCAAGCGCCCGCCGCAGGTTCGTCGTGGAAGGACTGCGCCGCTCCCGCCGCCGATGCCATATCCCCGCTGACCAGCGTGGAGCCGGAATAGGTGTTGGTCGTGTTGCGATAGGCGCGGCTGTACGCAAGGTTCGCGCTGGCGCTGTTGGTCCATGCGATATCGGCTTCCAGCGTTCCCCCGGTGCCAGACACGCCGGTTGGTGGGGCAGGGGCCAGCGCCGCCGTCGATGTGCTGACAGCCTCCAGCGCCGACCATGGCGATACGCGCCCGTCGCCCACGCCATAAGCAACCTCAACGTCAACGCTCACGTCAAGCGGGACAAGGCTCGTCAACAGGACTGCATCCGGGCCGGGGTCGATGTCGCTATATTCCTGCTCGTTCCATGTCGTGTCGGTCGTGATCCTCCAGCGCGCGAACCATGTCACGTCGTTGCGGTCGAAGCCGTCAACCGTGATGCGGATGCGGGCGCTGGAGCCGCCGTCGCCTAGTTCGGCTTCGGTGTCCGTTATGACTGGGGCCTCTAGGGGGAGAGGAGCTATCCTGTCTTCTACAGGAGCAGGCTCACCCTCTTCTGTGGCGGCGTTCCAATTATCGATCGACGGCGATACGGCGACCCAATCGAACGAGACACCAAGGGTCTGCATATCCCTTTCTGGAGAAGTGACGATTTCAGCCGCGCCGGTGTAGAAGCTTGTTTCTGCCTCAACATGATTGAGCCATATGAAACGCTCGCCAATCACAGTCATGCCGTCGTAATTGGTGGTGATCGTCCCTCTATCCGCCGCGTTCTGGCGCGCCATGAAGCGCTTCGCCAACCGCCGATTTTGAGAATGGCTGGGCGTTTGCGGCGAAAAGTTCGTGCTATTTACCTTGCCGCGTTCGGCAATGTCATCCTCGTCGGTCCAAGGCGTTGCATCCGGCTCGTTATAGTCATGCTCAGCCGATACGTAGGTGATGGGAATCTCATTGATGAAATCCTCATCCTCGACAAAACCCTGGTGCCGAGCATTGACGATCTGAGACGGCCCGATAGCAACGGTCGGCTCGTAATAGCGACCAGAATAGACGATGTACCGGCCAAGCGCGTCCTCAGAATACCAGCCGTCAAAGGTCTTAAGGATTTCGCTGATGATGTCAGCCGGTTCGCCCGTCATGTCGAAAAGGATGCAGCAGCGATAACGGCGCTCAAAGCCGCCGCCTTTCAGCGCAACCAGTTCGTCGCAATGATCCGCTGCGGAAGTCCAATAATCTATGACGGGCAATATCTGGGTGTCGTAATCAACACCGCGGTCGGTGATCAGATACCAGAGCAGGCCAAGCACCGGATTGTCGAGTAGTGGATCTGCCTTGACCCATGTGTCGGGGTCATAAGCATCCATGGTGAGGTCGCGAGGGTCGAACAGGTAGGACATGTCAAACACAGCCGACAGGATCGTGTTGTCGGCTTGCGGATATACTTCCAGATAGTTTTTGGCTTTAACCGGCTTTTTAATGAGATAGCCGGAAGTAATGCCGTCCCCTCGATGGTCCGCAGTCCAAATGCCTGGCAGCGCTGAAATCACGGCCGGGAAGGCTGTTTCGGTGGCAAGGCCGAGATTGACCCCCGCCAGAACCTTCCCCGTCGCGTAAGCACCATCGGCAAGGCCCTGCACGACGCCCGCGACGATAGTCACCTTGTCATCGTTGAGATAGGGTTGACGCATCGCGTGAGAGCGCCCCGACAAGAACGCCAGAACATCCACGGTTTCGCCGTTGTGATTGGTGTCCCAAAACATCGCCTTGGCAAAAACGCGCCGCGTGCCGATGCCCTTTGTTCGAACTGGGCGCGGCTCCCGTTTTTGCGTCTGGGCAGCGTCCGGTTTCGGCATGGATGGGGCGAGCAGGAGCGCCACCGTGCTTGCGATAAGCATGTTCCCGCCAGCCAGCGCCAAGCCTGGGTTGCCTGTCACAACGCCAACAGTCAGTAGCGCCGCCCCTATGATCGCGCCAGTGAACTTACCCACGACGCCACACCGCGATTACGTTGCTTTCAGGCAGTCGGACGAAGGCCAGACCCTTGCCGGTCAGCAGCGCCCATTTATCGCCGGTATAGATTCCGCCGATCTCGTCGGCCCCTTGCGGAGTAACTACATGCACGACGCCGACATCGCCCGCCTCCCGCGCGGCCTTACCTCCGGTGTCGGCCAGCGCATCAGCGACTTGTGGCGCTTGCTGGGCAAGAATAAGGAACGGCGACGAGCCGCTTGCCAACTGAGCGCCGACGTCAGCGAACTGCCGTCCGAGATTGCGCTGAGCATTAGCCATCGCGCCCGCCGATCGCACAACAGTTCGCTCGGCGCGTATCGTGGAATTTTCCAGATTGGACATGCCGCGATCGACCACGCGCACCGCGCCGGTCATTTCGCGCTCTAACTGCCCAATGTCCGCCCTTACCTCGACGGCGATTAATTCAAGAGGTGTGCCGGACATCAGTGTAGGCCCCCGGATTGACCGGCCATAGCGACCATCATCTCGTCAAAATCGTCATCAGAAAGAGGCACCTCATCTTCCTCGTCGGCAGCATTGGCCTTGTTGAAGTGATGAAGGGCAGCGGTGTAATCGTAGAGCGGCATCGCCAGCGTATCGCGGCCCATGACTATGCCGTTGCCGACAATCTCGCCTCTTACGAAACGGCCGTCGCTTTCGGTTTGCGGGGCAATTTCTTTTTTTTTACGTCGCCTTCCGGCTCGTATCCGATGACACACGCCTGCACGATGGCGGTGGCGATATCCCATGCCTTGATGATCGGCCTGCCATTTTCGGGGTGGAGATAGGTGCGCACCAGATGGGTGGCGAGGTGATCGCTGACAGTGATATCCCGCCCGTCAACGAAGCCGCTGTTGCCGCCAATCAACCCCTGGCGGCATATCTCCAGCAACTCAACCGCGCCGTAATCGCCCTCAAGCGAATAGCCAAAATCCACGTTATCCTTGGTGTACCGGCCTGCCAGCAAGTGCCGGTGGATCGCGCCAATGCGGGACTTGCACTTCTCTTCGATCGCAAGGATTCCTGCCATCGTGAGCATGAAGCGATAGGTTCCGTCGCCAAACTCAAGGTCGCGGTGGGTCTGCATATCAGGGGAGCTTGGTCAGTTCGCCATTGCCGGAAAGCGTGAGTGATATGCTGGCCTTCTGGCCATTGACTGCGCCAAGGTTCAGATCTGTCATGATTGCGTTGCCGCGATATGTGCGCGTGATTGTGGTACCGGTCCCGAAAAAGACGATCTGCCAGTTTGCGGCGGCTTCAAACGCCTCTTCAATGCGATCCAGTTCGGCGGCCACAGCCTGTCCCTCCCCGGTGATCGTCCAGTCCCCAGCGCCCATTTCGCGCTCGGTCAGCGGTAGGGCATCGGGATCGGTGCAATCCCAAACCTCAGAATCGTTTACCGCCCGTGTGCGCTGCAATCCCTTCGTAGTTATGCCGCAAACGGTGGTGAAAACTTCGGTGGACGCGCCATCGCCAAGCTGGAGCGCGACCTTCTGGCCTTTTATGGTGGTGGGGTAGCTCATTCACAGGCTCCTGCGTGACATTGGCAGGAGGATGGGGGAGGGCGGTCTATCGCTCTACGGACGGCAGTTAGGAAGCGCTGGCGTCGAAGGTGACAAAGCCGTGGAAACTATCGGCGTCGCCGTCCAGCATGGTTTGCGCTTGCCGTGGGAAGATGTCCAGCGTGAGACTGTCGCCAATTTCGGACACTTCGATCGCATTTAATATGCGCACGACATGGGCGTTGATCGCCATGGCCATTTCCTCAGGTGGGAGCGCGCCGCCTTTCTTCTTCGTAAAGCAGTGGATGGCAGCGCTGTAATCGCACCCGTCGCCGCCGTCGATGAACTGCGGCGTGGTGATTGGTGAGCCGATCTTGATATAAGGATATGTCAGCGTCGCGGGCACGGCCTGAGGGTAGATGCGGCCTGCCACAACGGCCGATAGGTCGGTATCGGCCTTTAGCGCGGCAAGTATCTTGCCTCTGATCGCTTGGGTGAGGTCAAGGTTTGTGGGCATAGTCGCATGGTAGGAGGACCGCCTGAAACCTATACGGACGCTAATCAGGCGTGATGAGCTTGAGATTGCCCCGACGATGGTCTGCGCGCCAATCGGATGGAGGTGGCCCCGCCGCCTCTATGGCCCATGCCCGAAGCGCCGTCGCCATGTGGTTCAGCCTTTCTTCTTCATCGACTGATAGGGCATGGTGCGCCTCACTCTCGCACTGGTCTGCCAGCTTAAGTATGGACGATTCCCGGATATCGCCCATTCGGATAAGCGCGGGCATGATCTTGGCTATGAACTCTTCGGCAAAGCATGTCTCATCGGGGTCGTGCATTGTGCCGCAGGGCCTTCCTATTTTCTGCTGAGTGGATATCATCACGGCATGACCAACCCAATCGAAAAATTTGAACAGGACGCAGCTATTATCGAGGCATCCAATGTGGTGCTCCAAGCAGCGAAGGAGATCGTGGGGGAAGGCGTTGGGCATTTCACCCTGGCAAACATTTTGCTTGGAGCGAGCCTTAGGGCTATTCAGGACGTTGATGGACCTGTCGGGGTCGAGGCCTTTGCCCGACACGCCTTAGGTGTTGTCAACGACATATCAGAAGGCACCGGCTACAATTAATGAGCGCGGCCGGGCCGAAGGTGTTTGTGGCTAATCCTTGAGGCTTAAGCGTGCGCCACTTCTCTCCCGGCCGCCACATCATTCGCCGCCGATGGCCCCGCGTGTAGGTCTATGCCCAGCGCCTTTGTCACTTTGACTATGGTGTCAAGCGAGGGGTTGCCATTTTCGCTTAGGGCGGCGTAGAGCGCCTGGCGGCTAAGCCCGGCATCCTTCGCAATGGCGGACATGCCACGCGCCCGCGCTACTATCCCAAGGGCGTTTGCTATATAGCCGGTATTGCCGCTTCGAAGGGCATCATCAATAAGACGAGCTTGCGCTTCGGCGCTTTCAAAATGCTTGGCGGCATCAAAGCGTTTAATCTTGAGTGCCATTCCGCTTCTCCCGAACGAAGGCGATGCTGTTAAAGGTCAGCAACCATACCCTTTGCCTTCTTGATATCCTTTTTCTGCGTTTTCTTCTCTCCGCCGCAGAGTAGGATAATCAAAATCCGGCCTTGGATCGTGAAATAGACCCTGTATCCCGGTCCAGTGTGCAAACGCATCTCGGTAACCTTGTCGCCCACCCGTTCGACATCGCCGAATAAGCCGGACTGAGCGCGCAGAATACGGGTCGAAACCGCTTCACGAACATCAACGGCTTGGCTGTCTAGCCATTCGTCAAATTCGTCCGTGGTGGCGACTTCATAATCCATTTGTCTTGTATAAGCGACAGGGATGATGGTGTCAACTATAAACGACAGATTGGCGTGAAGTACGATTGCCGCTCCGTCTGGCCGTCCACGCGCTACCCCCCCCGAATCTCGCCGCCATTACGGCAGAGGTTCCGCCAGGAGTCGAGTCAGGGCCGTTTGTCCTGCAAGCGGGCGATTTGCTCATCCAGCCACGCCATACGCTGACGCATGTTTGCCGTGTCGTTTTCAGCGATGGCTATGCGGGTTCTTAGGCTACTCCATTCCTCCAACAGCGCGGCCTCACTGGCGTCCTGCCCTTCCAGCAAAATGGCGGAGAGCAGGGCTATGATCTCCCCATTCATTGATCGCTGACTGCCCGTCGCCTTTACTAGAAGCTCGTCATAAAGGCTGGACGGAAGGCGAAGAGTAACCCTCACCTCATCCTTATCTTTCATGACACTATTTTTGCGCATTGACGCCACCTCATTTTGGTGTCATTTATCTACTGCGACACCAAAGTTGCAGTTGATGACAAGGAGAACAGCATTGCCTCGCGCAAAGCAAGAGGAGGAGGGCGAATATCGCCTGAACGTCCGCTTCCCAGTCGAGATGGGATATATGCTTAAGCAGCTTGCTGAGCAAAACCGTCGTTCGATTAACAACGAGATCCTGTGTCTCGTTGAAGGCGGCATAAAAGCGGCGTCGAACCCCACGGCCTAGACAACCAAGGTTCGACGCCTTCACACAGAAGGAAATCTATATGAATGACCTGATGCATAGTGGATCGGGCGGCGGAACGCTACCCACCATGTCAACACGCGAGATAGCGGAACTGACGAGCAAAAAGCACCAGCACGTTATGCGCGACGCTGGCGCTATGTTTAAGGCCTTGGATATGGACCAAGAGGGGTATGTCCACTTTTGGACAGACCCCCAGAACGGCCAGCGCTATCGCGAGTTTCTGCTTCCGAAAGACCTGACCCTTACTCTGGTCGCCGGCTACGATATCCAGCTGCGTCATCGTATCGTTAAGCGGCTGGAAGAAATCGAAGCAAGGGTGTCAGACCCGATGGTCGCGCTGAACGATGCAGCCGCCCTGCGTGGCTTCCTACTCACCTACAGCGAGAAGGTGATCGCGCTGGAGCATAAGGTGGAAGAGTTGGCCCCGAAGGCGGAAGCACTGGATCTGCTGGAAACGTCCGAAGGCTCCGTTGGTCCGCGCCTCGCCGCCAAGATGCTCAATATGCCGGAAAAGAAGTTCACCAGTTGGTTGCAGACCAACCGCTGGGCTTTCCGCCAAAACGGGATCGGCCCGCTCCAGGCTTATGTCGATAAGCGAGATCGTGGCTATCTTGAGCATCGTCCGCATACTTACCGGGATCAGGTGCGCGGGGAAGATCGGACAATCGCGCAGATGATGATAACCCCGAAAGGCTTAAAGCGGCTTGCTGAGCGCCTTTCAGGCGGGCGGGCATGAACGCCCCACCTTGGACGGACGAAGATCACGCGCGAGCCGAGCAACTCGTCGTCATCGCCCGTGCGATCTGCCCGCATGAAGCATGGGCCGCAAACACGTTGATAACGGCAGCTTTTGGCATGTTGGCAGAACGCCATGGGCCACAAGATGCCCTCGATACCTTTATTTCAATCGCGACGGATGTCCGTCGCAGATTTCGCAACTAAAAAACAGAACGGCGCTGGGACTGCAATCCCCGCGCCGCTCCTAACCCTCAACGCGAAAGGACCGCGTTATGGCTTCCTCTGCCAATACATCATCGCGCCGTGCGTTTCTAGCTGCTGCTGCGCTTGCCCCCGTCGCCGTCGCAATGCCGGCCATGGCAGCGCCGCAAACCAGCCTCGCCGACCTGATCGCCGAATACTGGCAAATCATGGCTGAATATGAGCAGCATCCGTTTCACAACACGCGCGGGATCGAGCCGAATTACGAAAGCCTGAGGGCGCAAGGTGACGCCATCCATGATCGCGCCATTGCCGTTCAGCAACGCGCCCTGCGGATGCCAGCGAAGAACGGTCGGGAAGTCGGCATGAAGTTGGATATGATCCTGAAAGACTATCAGGACTGCCAACTGCCTGAGGAACTGATCGAGGTAATCGCCCGCGACGCGATGCGGTTGGGCTGACCTATCGGCGGGCTTCGGCCCGCCTTATTCGTATCGCGCGGCCATGCAATTCGTGTCGCGGTACAATTTCCAGCGCTCATACTCGACCTGATTTCGGTCGGCCAAATATGCTGCCGCCACTTCCCCCGCCGCGGTGCATAGTTCCCGTTTGCCGCCCTTGGCCTTCTCAACCATGTGATACTTCTCTTCGGCTTCCTTGCCTGCACTGCAACTCGCAAGAGCAAGCGCCAAGATCAATATATGCCAGCGCATCGAATCCCCCCTGCTCAATCCTGCCGGAACTTACCGCCGCTAATCACATGGTCAACCGCCGCGCGCATCTTGGCGACACCGGATGTTTGGTTCTTTTTGGCGGCGGGGCGCATGTATGGACGTTCGGGTAGCGTCGCCGTTCCGGTGGAGCCGCCCATTTCATGAATGGCACCATATTCAGCCGTGCTGACGATCTGACGGGTCAGAGCACCGCGCGTGCCGGTGATGACGATTCCATCAGCCAGGTGACCGCTGTTGTTGTTCGGAGCCGTGCCAGGGGCGCTTGGCTTGTGGCTTTTCCCGCTGACTGACCCAGACGTGATGCTGAACTGCGCGTCACGCAGAACGTCTTCGGAAACCGCCTCAACGGCAGTAGCGAGTTGGCGGCGCATTTCTGCCGTTAGGCTCTTCGCCTTCCCGCCAAGACCGCCGCTACGCTTTACGCCCACGCAGCACCCAATGACTCGAAGCCGCGTCCAACTCCGCGCTGCCGACCATCCACCGCTTGCCGGAAACGCTGATCTGACAATCCGTGGTGATCTCTGTGCCAAGCCCTGCGACAAGAACGATGATCCGCACATCGCCCTCACTGTAGCCCTCGCTCTGGCGCATGGCATAGGTCGCAGCATCCATCTGGGCGCGGCAGGGATAAAGCGTTGCGGCGATGGCAAAGTCGCAACGCGGGAGATTTTGTGATGACCTCCGAAGAAATCAACGCGATCGGCACGCTGCTGATGAAGGTCCGCGATGCCAGCGCCGACATGGTGATCGTCCAGCTTGGCGCGGTTGGTCCGTCCACCGACTGCAAGGCTGGCAACATGCTGGCGACGGTGCGGGTGGGCCAGGATACCGAGACGGCGGAGGCCATCAATCTGGACACGGCTATCATGCTGGCCAAGGGCAAGTGTGATCGAAAGGCGGAATCGCGCGCGCGGGAGAAGGCAGCATGACCCGAACCCCGCTGCAAATCGCCATCCGCGAAAAGACGCTGGCCCTGATGAGCAACCCGCCCCGGCTGGTCGAGCCGAAACCCCGCGGCCATCGTGAATGGACGGTGCCGCTTGCTGAGAGGAAGGCGCGATGAAACACCGCCACGGCAAGGACCAGTGCGCCATGTCCGAAGAGTGCATCGGCAAACCGGCTGACCACGGCCTGATGTGTGCTGAGCATCGTGCCGAAGATCGTGAGATTGAGCGCATGTTCACCGACGACGTTGACCCGCAATCCCGGCCATTTATGGCGCTGCGGGCGGTGGAGGTGGGGTCGTGAGTGATCGGGATACGATGTTGGCGCTGGCTGAGCGGGTGGAGTCTGGACCAGATCGAGAGGTAGATGCGGCGATCCACTACGATGTTCTTGGCTGGTGTAGGCACGCGAACACAGTGAGAAGCGGCGCGCAAAGCGACACAGGATTTGAATGCATCGATTGCGGGGCGGATAGTTGGGGCAATAAGAGCAACCGCGGGCAGGGGCTTCGTGATAGGCTGCCAGCCTACACCGCCTCGATCGACGCCGCCATGACGCTGGTGCCTCCTGATAGCTGGCATGAGATCAAAGGCCCGCGCAAGTATCTCAACATCCCATCGCCTGTGCCAAATTATTGGTCTGCGCATCTGGCCCGCTGGAACCATGAAGGCGATGCGATGGGATGGGGAGCAACGCCAGCCCTAGCTTTAACCGCCGCCGCCCTACGCGCCCGCGCCCAATCCCAAGGAGACGGCCATGACTGACGCCACCATCGCAGAACTGCGCGAGCTGCTGGCGAAGGCGACGCCGGGGGATTGGGCATGGGATGCAGGCGTTATCCCTCCCGATGGACCGGGGCGTTATGCGGACATTTATGTTACAGGAGAGGACCTCGAACCGATCATTCTTGCCGAGTTCAACGATAGCCTCCCCGAAGGACGCGACAACGCCCGCCTCATCACCGCTGCCCTCAACGCCCTTCCCGCCCTGTTGGATCGGGCGGATGTGGGGGAGCGCTTGGCGCGGCTGGCTAAAGAATACCGGCCAACAATGGACAGGGATGTCCTCCATTCATGGGCCGTCGATATTGTTGACGCCCTCACTCCCGCCAACAAGGAGCCGTCGCATGAGTAGCGTGGAGAGGGTGGCGCGGGCGATGTGCGCGGACGCCGGGTTTGATCCTAACGAAATCATGGCGAACGATGGTCCCCGCTGGCGCTATTACGAGCCATTGGCCATCGCCGCCCTCAAGGAGTTGCGCGATCCGAGCGAGTTGCAGTGGGGCGGCCTGGCCTGGCAAATCATTATGTGGATGGACATGAAGCCAACCACGCCGCGGACGTTGTTCAGGCATCTGGAATGTTCAGGCCGCGAGGTCCCGCAGTGGCTTCGTGACGAGCCGGAAATGAAGTCGCTAGACCATACGCCAAGCAAGGGGACGCGCGCCGCTCTTGTTTACCGCGCCATGATCGATGCTGCGATTGGGGAGGGGTGATGGGGGCGCACCAGCACAGCGACCTACAGGACAAGACAGGCTCTGCGATCCTAGACCGTGGACGCCCGCCTGCCGAATGGGTGCAGATCCTGGCCGGACGCGGGATGCCCGTGTCAGAGCGGACCTTGCGCGACAAAGCCCATAAGCTGGGCGAATATTATAAGCTGGGCCGCGTGATGCTTATCACCCCGGCGCAGATGGATGTCATTCTCGGAGAAAAACGATGCCGCTCGAACCCTATAGGCGGGGAGCGCTCTGGTGGGCAAAGGGCCGGGTCGAATATCTCGGCAAGCCGATCACGGAATACTACCGATGCAGCACTGGAGCATCTGAAGAAGCGGGCGGGTGGGCGTGGTGCCGCGACGAAGAAGAGCGCCGCATAAATGAACACGTCCTTGGTGCCAACAAAACCCTGACTTTTGCGGAGGCGGTGATGATCTATCCGGCGAATGCGAAGACGGCGGCCTACCTGATTCCGATCGTGACGGAATGGGGGTCCAAGCTGCTATCATCGATCGCCCCACGCGATGTCCGCAATCTGGCGCGGCGGCTCTATCCGCAGGCATCGACAGATACATGGACACGTCAGGTCATCACTCCCGTGCGCTCTGTCATCAACAGCTTTCGTGACAGCGACAAGGGCGAGGCGTTCCGGGTCAAGGGCTTCTCAAAGCAGGAGCGTGTGGCGCAGGACAAGGCGAGAGGGCAGCGCGGACGGGCGAAGCACGCGCCGGGAAGCTGGGAATGGCTGCTGCAGTTTCGCCAGCACGCGCCGCAACGTCATGCCGCGCTGGCCTTGACGATGTTTGTCACTGGCGCGCGCATCAGCCAAGCGATAGCGATGCGTCCAACGCAGCATTGCGATCTTGATAATGGCAGGATTTGCATCCCAGGTGCCAAGGGCCTGGACGACCGCTGGCTGGACATCCCGGCTGAGCTGGTCGAGGAATTGCGCGCGCTGCCGCTGATGCACCCGCGTGGGGCGAAGCGGACGGATGAGAACTTGCGCCTGTTCGGTTTTGCCGATCGGTCCAGCCCGCGCAAGGGTTGGCAGAAGGCGTGCGAGGCTGCAGGCATCGTCTATATCCCGTTCCACGCTGCAGGCCGCCATGGCTTCGGGCAGGAAATGAACGTGCGCCAGTCGATCGATGAAAAAGCTGCAGGACAGTTTGGCGGGTGGTCTGACACAGCCTTGATGAAGCGCACCTACACCCACGCGGAAGAAGTCAGCGGCAAGGTCCATGACGCCTTCTACCGAGGCCTGAGGGACGCCGAAAAAAGCACCGGGCTTTCACTTTCCACTAGCGCTGATTCGTACAAATCGCGTACAATCGCAGAAGAGGAATGA